CACGAAGTCCTGGTATCCATCGTGGAGTGGTTTGACCACCTCTCCGAGACCGAGTGGGGGGAAGATGGCACTTTTCTCTACTTGGTCGCCGCAGCCCTCGCGTTGGTGGGCGCCGTCCGTGTTGTCACCTGGTATAGGGCCAGCACTGGGCCGGCAGGGTGGCGTGTTAGGCGACGGGAGTATGTTAGACTCGTTGAGGAGCGCGAGGATGCATACTGGTGGAATGGTGATGAATCGATGGAATCGCCCTATGGGCAAAAGGTTCTAACAGTCGAGCCAGCACTTAACACTAATGTCGTCGATGCGCAGTCCCAGACGGGAACGTCTGAATTGGATGGCTCTTCAGTTTGGTCAGCTGAATCCATTCGTACGGTGGTCACCAAGGCTGGTGAAGCACCTAGGTCACATGAAGTAATACGTAGTGTGGCTGCACCATCATTTGGTGGCTCAATGGTGGTTAACTCTCGGCGCCGACGGGCCAAGCCAAGTAGACCAGGTTTATATAGGCATAGGGAGAATGGACTGTTTCTCCAGACTATTGCTGCCACCGTGGTAAATACTTGCGGCAGGCCTAAGAGTGAGGCACATCGCCTGACAGCCCGACAAGTCGCAGTACGTACTATGCGAGAGAAGGGCCACCGAGAGTTGCACATCAGGCGAGATATAAAAGCAATTATGTTTCTCGTTTGCACCCCGGACTATGAGGAGGAACAGGTCGACTACCTCATGAGAACCGGTATATAGAAAAATCTGCAACAAAAGGAGAGTAAAAGGCGGTTGAAACGATGGTCTGATAATATCGCTTGGCAAATTAATCGTTGGGTGGACGAATTCATGGAAGGAATGTATTCATTATTCTTCTGTTGCCGCAGGTCTGATTGATGGTGCCCAGAGTTCGTGGAGGGGGTAGATGCCCCAGGTGATTATACACTTGCTGAGGCGTGCAAGTTGGTGCGACATCTTGGACATAGAGTCTCACCTCTCCAAAACTCTGGGTGTCCTCGTACCCGTTGTCGGAAGGTTGTGAACTTCCACCCCGCGGGGGGTAGTGAACAATGGGTAGTGCACAATAATTCTCATTGTAACGTTGAGCGCGCTCTCGTAGAGCGTGTGTTGACTGTGAAGTTGGACGGGGTGCGGGCAGCGCCTCCCCAGCCAGCAGTGGGTCACATCAAAATCGTTTTGCGGGACTTTCGAAAGAAGTTGCTGCACTATGTCGGACGCATACCCAGTATGTCCACGGAAGAATTCGTCGACACCTATACTGGCGCTAAGCGGAAGAAATATGCAGCTACGGTAGGTCAACTTGACATCAACCCTTTGAGGCGTCAGGATGCATACATTTCACCGTTCATCAAAGACGAGAAGACGAATCTCAGTCGGAAGGAGAATCCGTGCCCTCGGATGATCCAACCACGATCGATGCGATTTAACGTAGCAATTGGGATACACTTAAAACCGATGGAGAAGCCAATTTTTCGCGCCATTGCTCGGATATTTGGCAGCACTACAGTCATGAAAGGTCTCAACGCACAACAGAGGGGACAGTGTGCTCACTCAAAATGGAGTAGGTTCATCAAACCAGTCGCAGTCATGCTTGACGCATCACGGTTTGACCAACATTGTTCTAGACAGGTCATTGATTGGGAACATGGAGTGGAAGAAGCCATAGCAGGTGACAGGGTTGAACTGCGCAGGCTAAACCGCATGCGGCGCATGAACAAATGTTTCGTGCGTACGGAATGTGGTGGTTTCAAGTACACATTAAATGGTGTTCGTATGTCTGGCGACATGGACACCGCCATGGCCAATTGTTTGACGATGTGTGCAATGACTTATGCCTTTATGACGGATCTGAGAATTCAGAAGTATGAATATATGAATGACGGAGATGATGGAGTACTATTTTTGGAACAACATGATCTGGACCTGGTATTGAACTCATTTATGAGTTGGTTCCACTTGTGTGGCTATACCATGAAGTTGGAGGGTGTGGCTTATGAGCTTGAACAGGTTGAGTTCTGCCAAGCTCGCCCCATATATGATGGTGTAGGCTGGAAGTTCGTCAGGGACCCATACATTTGTCTGGGTAAGGACTCAATATCACTGAGAAATGATATCTCGAGAGAAGGTATGATCGACTTGAGGAATTCGGTAGGGTGGTGCGGAGCATCTCTTGCCGGTGACATGCCGATCTTTTGCGAGTATTATAGGTCAATGATTTCGGGGAGTCGACCTGAGGAGACATATGAGACCGGCATGCAATTCCTTGCTAAAGGAATGACACCAATCTTTAAGACCCCCACAACGGAAGCTAGATTATCGTTCTGGAAAGCGTACGGCATATTTCCCGACCTCCAAATTGCCATTGAGGAACTTATTCGGAATTCTGACTATCAGATCAACAGTCCTGCAGTGCAAGTGATGAACTTTAACAATCATTTACAACATATGCTTTCATCGCGATTTTCCTAAAATTATATCTCTTGTATTTCTAACTTAACTAAAAAACAACATGGTAAAGAAAAATAGCAACCGCTCATCACAAAAGCGAAACATACAATATACTTCTGGTAAACCGACTAAGAATGGACGAGGTCTTGTCGGATTTACAACTTCTGCCAATGATGTTAATCATGTGGTGCAGTTGTCTGACCCTTTTTGTGCTGAAGCACGAGGCTCAAAACTACCCGATGCGGATACCACGAAAAGTGTCGCCGTATCTCTTGTCAGTAGGTACAATATTTCTTCTGATGCTAATGGCAAGTTTGCGTTTATCATTAGACCATCACTGCAAGCAGTGTTGACGCCTGCAACTACCATTACTGGCAGCGTAGTGACAACCTTCGGGTCAACTGTACCTGTCATTGATTATACAGCTATGGCGGCTCAATTTGCTAAATATCGTATTGTTTCAATTGGGGTGAAAATTTATAGCACCCAAGCCCCAACTGCACAGTCGGGGTATTTCACCATGATGACGAATCCAGAGTTTGCTAATGGTATGGATGCGTATAGTAGCTTCTATGAAGAGACTATGTCCTTCCCCACCTCTGAGCAGACAGTACAGTGGATTTCCAAACCC